ATGCCTTCGCCGTCCTCTCTGGTGTGAACAGTGCCCGTAAATGTGCGCCTTTCTTGTTTCATTAGATTACTTCTGTGTTATTAGTTCCCTCTGGGTTGTTGTTTTTGTCGGCGGTGCTCATTAGTTGTGCAATCTTTGCATCCATGTATTCATCGATTTTGCTCGACGGCATCAAATTAGATTCAATCAAATACTCATCGCCTCCATTAAATCCGTTTGCGTCTTCAAACATGCGGGCCTCATTACGTGAAAGCCAACCGCCGCGAATGCCTTTGTTATAGTAATCAGCGCGCTCATTGGCGGAGGCTCTCAACAGCGAATTAAAGTTAAATTTAAAGTAATAAGTTAACTTGTCATTTTCTGTTAACAGCTTGCGGGCCATTTCCTGCTCGATGTTAATCGCATAGGATGCCAAAGTACGTGCGTAAAAATCTTGGTATTCCTGCTCAACGCTGGACTTGATGCCATCCTTTGCGCCAATCATGGAAGCGGGCACCCCAAAAATGCGGGCGATTTCCTCGGCCGAAAATTTGCGGGTTTCCAAATACTGCGCCTCTTCTGGGCTAAGGCTCAACTTTTCCATCTTGATGCCGTTGGGTAGCACAGTGCTGCGGCTTGCCCCGTCTATAACGTCATCCAAAGATTTCTTCAAAGGCACTGCCTGCTCGGGTTTAATCTGCGCATCCGATGTTAACAAAAATTTCAATACTCCATTTTTGTAGACGCCAGCGCTTTGGCTAATTGCTGCCAAATCAATGCCCAAGGTTTCGGCGTGCACCACGATTGGAGATAAACCCACAAGCGGATCATCACCGCAAAGCCCTTTAAAGTGCAACATGTCGGCCGCTGGAATCATGCCAGGGAATCCTTTTCGATTCACTTTGTAAAACAATTGGCCGTCCTGCATGATCGGTTGCACGTAATCAGGTGCAATTGGGTGCAACTCAATGCCCAAATATCTGCTATCGCGATTTATAAAAGCGTAAGCGTTGCCCTTCAGCGCCAAGTGGCTCACCATGTATTTGGTGAAATCGTATTTTGTTTGATAGGGGTTTGGCTCGTTTACCAATGCAGTGGCGTAATGGATTACAACCTGCTCGCGATTGGTGCCATCGTCTTTATACAACTTTAAAGATAGCCCCGCAATACCGTCTGCAATAACTCTAACACACGCATGCACCGACGCAATAGATAGCGCCGTGCGATCATTAACCGCCTGACCGCTTTTTGTTTGATATCCGAAAACATTTTGTAAAGTATTCACAAGCCAATCAGTTGGCTGCGATAAGCTACTGCGCTTCTCCGCTCTTTTTGGCTGCCAGAATTTTAGATTCATCGCCCGCAAATTACAACTGCCCTAAATTACTCACGTTAACAAATTACTTATTACGCCCCTGGGCCAACCACCTGCTCAACGCTGCCCTGAATACATCGTAGTTTTTATAACGACGCACGCCAAACTTGCCAAAATACTTTTCCTCGGTTGCATTGTAGGCATCCTCATATGTCCGATATCTCGGTAGGTTGTTATAATATTCCTGCATGTAATCGTCCAAAAATTTCATAAGCTTACAAACCAAAAATCTGATTCTTTTTCTTTTGCGGCATCCTGCATGCAAGTGCCTAAAGCCATAACTATCGAAACAGGCCCATCGACTTTATCGCCCGACTTGGCTTTGTCTATTTTGATATTACCCGCAGGATCAGTGCGCAGCATTATGTTGCCCATCATCCAACGCGTAACAGGATTGCCCGCGTGCCTTAATTGTTTATCCTTTGTCAATCGCTCCAGTTCTTTGGTGGGTGCCGACATTGATACAAAGCCTTGGCCGAACGGGAACATTTGCAGGCCCTCGTTTTGTAGCTCAATCACTAACTGCGAAGAGTTAAATCGGTCAAATGCAATATCTTTGATGTCGTACTGCTGAGCCAACTGAATAACCCGCGCCTTAATAAAAGCGTAATCAGTTACGTTGCCGTCCGTTAACTCAATGTGCCCATCGGCTGCCCATTGCCTAATCGATTGCCCTGCTGCGTCCTTGCGTTTGTACGCCGTTTCCATTGGCAACCAATACCATGATCGTATCGCGTGATATTCTGGGAAATACAAACTGAATGCGCAAAAGTCCCCAGTGCTTGCCAAATCCAAACCGCCATAACACAAAGCGCCCTCTAAATCATCCGCTCCGTCGCAAGCCTTCCAATCACTATCTGAAATCCAAGTCATTGCCGTATCGGTCCACACGTTCAGCAGTTTGGTTTTAAATTCAACTTCCTTGTGCACGAATTCCTTGGCCTCGGTCAATCCTTGCTCTAGTTGGCGCGGGTTTACAGAAATACCCCAGTTTGGATTTGCTTTGGCCCATACTGCGGGGTCCGTCCAATCATCGCCCTCGTCTAGCGTATAGATCACCGAAAACAATGCATCGTCTTTTATGTTACCACTCAACACCCCTGCGCAGTACTGCCGATGTTTATAACAGGGTGCCTCACGATTGAAGCCCGCCGTAGTAATGGTAAACAGCAACGGCTGGCGCCTTGCCCCCATTGAGTTTCGGATTACGTTGTAAAGCTCATCATTTGGATGGGCGTGATATTCATCAATACAACAAAAGTGCGCATTGAGTCCGTCCTGCTTGCCTGGGTTCCACTCGAGCGGTTTGTATATCGATTGCCCGTAAAGGATGCGCCGATTGTTTACAGAATTGTTAACGGTAAGCGCTTCATTCAACCAGGGCAGATTTTGACAAACCCTAACAGACTCGCCGAAAACCATCATTGCCTGATCTAACTTTGTGGCCGCTGAATAAACCTGCGCCGCCGATTCATCATCTGCAATAAGTCCGTAAAGCATAATCGCGCTGCTGAATGTCGATTTACCATTTTTGCGTGGCACTTCAACATAAGCTCGCGTAAACCTGCGACTTCCATCCTCATTCAAAAACCCAAACAGATTCCAAATTATAAAAGCCTGCCATGGCTCCAACTCAAACGGCTTGCCCGCATATTCGCCCGTCGAATGCTCGAGCTGCTCAATAAATTCAATCGCGTGCAAAGCGTAGGTGTCAGAAAATCCCCAACCCGCTGCACGATCCGCCACGTATCTATCGACGGCATTGCGCACGTGTTCACAAACTGGCACTGCGCCAGATTGGATGTCGCTTATATACTTTTCAACTTTTTGCACTGGCTTTCAAAAATGGCCTTTGCCTCTTCAGCTAGTTTCAAGTTGCGATACACAAACGCTTCATCCCACAAACCAAACTTGCCACACTCACGGAATCCGCTGCCTTGGTCCATAGTGATCACAAATTGGTGGCCTCGCTCTTCAATCCTGTACTCCCTACCTTCATATTCAACGTGCGCCGTTTCAAAGGCGGCTTTGTGCGTTGCTTTGTTAACTGTCTTTTTCATGTTATGCGGTTTTTGGTTTTCTTAATAATTCTAATTTGCTCGCTGGCTTTACGTTTCCCGTTTCAATCCTTGCCCGGGCGCTTGGTGTGATTCCAAACAACTGCCCCATCTGCGTGGCTTGCTTCAATGCTTTGCTGCGCACATCGTACCACGGCGAAACAACACGCTCGCCAAATCTGTTAACAACAACCTCGCCCTCTTTGTTGTTTATCTCGCAAGCTTTTTTATACAGGCCCAACTCGTTGCAGTACCCGGCAACCAATCCAAGATCAGCGCCCGCTAGTAGATTGTTATTTTTCAACTCCTTGCAAGTTATATCCCAATACTCAAAGCCCAATTCATTTAGGTGAGCGGGTGGTTGTGGAACTCCAACACTCAGCTCAACAATCATCGGCTGCTCGAGGTTGCGGCAAGGTTGGTAAGTGCCCTCTAACTTCTTCAATTCGACAGGTTTGCGTGGCCTTCCTTTCATTTTTACAAATATACGTTAAAATTTGCAAATCTATTTCTGCACGGGTGTGAAGAAAAGGAAGGCCTGCGGTTTTGTGGGTCCTGTCTAAAGATTTTAACCCCCGTACGGGTCGAGATTCCTTTCCTTGGCGCTCTTGCTCGCGTGGCAGGAATTGCACAACGGTTGCAAGTTATCCGCATCCCAGAACTCACCGCCTAATCGAACGGGTTCAATGTGATCCACCATCTGCGCCAAGGTAATCAATCCAACAGACTCACACGCTTTGCATAGTGGTGAGGCTTGCAACACTGAAGCGCGAAGGTTGCGCCAATGCTGGGTATTGTAGCGCGGCTCTATGTATGAACCCTTGACGTATTGGCGGGGCTTCTTACCTCCTTGCTTGGGCTTGTTTATTGTTGGCATGTGAGTAGTAGTTTAAAGTCCAGCAGTGATCGCACCAAATGATAATCAAAACCACAGTCTCTAACACGCTGAGCAAATACCTTCTGCTCTTCTGATTGCGTGCCTGAAGATGTCTTGACTTCAACGAATAGCAACTTACCAAAGTAAATCACAATCAGATCACTCGCCCCTGGTGTTAATCCTGTGGCCTTCATAAGCATGGCCGTGCGCTTATCTCTTAGCCCTCCGTTAGGGATGCTAAAGATTAAACAATCCTTATATTTTATTTGGAAATAGTTTTTATAATACATTATTATTTCCTGCTGTATTTTATCCTCAGTCATATATTAGCAAAGTTAGCAATTTGTGCGGTGGTCAGAGGGTGGTCAGAGAAAAAAAGCTCTCTGACCACCTCTAAAGGCGCGCTATCATTGGGCGCAAAGCAAAAGGTGGTCAGGTGGTCAGAGAAAGTCAAAGACTTTTCCAGAACTACAAAATAAAAAAAATGAAAATTGAAAAAATATTTTTCTAGGGAAGTTATGTTTTTCACGTGCCTCTCTGACCACCTTTTGGTCAAACCCTTATAAACATTGGGCTGAGCGGTGGTCAGAGAAAATCGGTTTTTCATTGTCTGGCTATTTTTACAACCGCATAGCAGCGCATTGTTGATCCATTGACCTTCCTTTTCACTTGTTGGAAGCCCAAATTTTTCATTTCCATCCCCAACTTTCGAGTGTCAAAAATGCGCTGTTGGCTGTTCACCTCGAGATATATTTTCAATTCGGTATTTGTTAAATAATCGCTATAATCGCCATTTTGCGGAACTCTAAAATATTGGTTTATTAATTCCGCTTCAAAATTAATTGCATTAAATTCAGTGCTATTTTCGTTTAGTTGCAGTATGTCCTCACTCGAAAGGTGCCAATTGAAACCCGATTGGTAGAGGTCGTAGAAGGCCATGAATAGGGCAGTTTTATCGATGCTGTTGTATCGTGCGTGATCAATGGCCAGCACATTAATAGGCAGGATTCGGCGGTTACCTGTTGGATCCGAGATAAGGCCGAGGTCGTTGGTAGTGCCTGCCAATACCGCCAAGCGCTTCAAATCTCGGTGTGTGCGTCCATAAGGCAAGCGAATTGAAAATGACGCCTTACTGGTTAACTCCTTAAATCGTTTGGCCTCAAACTTGGATTTGCCCCCAAATTCATCATCCATTATAATGAGCTTTTTGGTTAATAGGATATCGTCATCTTTGCCCCCATCTAGTTTAGACTCTGCGTAGTAGTTGGCGAGTGGCTTAGGAAGCAGACGCCTAAAAAACTCAGTTTTACCCGTATTTTGGCGCTCGCCTGCCAATACCAATACCAGCGGCGAGGTGTGGCCGTAAACGCTGGCAATCATTCCAACGCCCCAGTGAGTCAGATATTTTGCAACGTGTGGCGTTGTAGTTTCGATGCAAGCGGCCAACTCATCAATAATTTGCTGGCTGCGCTGTACCGATTCATTCGCCTTTAAAAAGTCCTCGAATGGGTTGTAATAGCGGGTGAGTTCCGAGTAAATAACCCTGCAAAAAAACTCAAAACTTATCTTATTGTCTGTCAACTCACTAAATCGCAGATATATCGTATTTAGCGCCATATCATCCAAAATTTTGGGGCGATTGTTGAACAGTACTGAGCGATCCTCAATATCTGCCGTGATTGTATTGTAGTGCAATTGGTGGTTGTTTTGCAGATACAACTGGCATAGCGCGACGGGCGTCTGACCTGTGAGCTGCAGCGATACATTGGCCTCAAATACTGCGGCGGCGGTTTCTGTTGCTTTGTCAATATCGAGCCCACTCAACCGCGCAATCTCAACCACCGACTCCTGCGCACGGCCTTGCTTTTTGGCCATTTTTGCAATATTCTCCAACTTAACAGCCTGCTGGCTTTTCAACTCAACCCCCGCCTGTTTAGCGTAGTAGTAAAAGGTGCCGATTGCAATCTTGCTCTGGCCTGTATCGCGTAGGCAATAATTATACTGCCTATCAGCCTTAATATGATCGTATTTGCTATTTTGGCCCGCAACCGCGTGGAAATACTCACGGCCACGCTCTCCAAACTCTGAAGCCAGTGCAAAGCCGATATCGAGATAGTTTTTGTAAGCGCCCTCTGTTAAATCATAGCCGCCCCTGCAAATCCTATCTATAAGCTCATCAAATTCGTTGCCTGTGAGCACAGTGTGCACTTGCTTGGGCTTGGCTTCCTTTTTCGGGTACTCTTTAAAGGTTTTGGCCGACTCGTTCACATACAGCAGCGGATCATACGACAGAAACCGCAGGCGGCTCACATTCTTGCAACTCTGATCAATCAGTTGTCCGTATTTTTTAAAATAGTACTGTTTTAACCCGTTGAAAGCGTCAAGATGCCTCTCTGGCTCAATCTTAACAAGTGCAGCCAATCCATTACCCGAAACGCTGAGCAAAGCGGCAAAAGTATACGGATCTTTGGCCAGTTCAGACTTCAGCCGAGCCACATCGTCTACAGCGTCAAAATCAATACAAATAAGCCCTGAGTGCTGGATGAGATTTGCATTGCTCACATTATCCCGAAAAGTCCCCGATATCGTAACCGCAGGAATCCGCTGCTTTGCCTCGGCCTGCTCATCCTTGCTCAGCGCCTTGGTATTTCTGTAGGCCTCGATAAGTGCCAAATGCTGACCAGAGCGCACTAGGGCAAAATAATCCGCTATTGTGATCGTGTGGTGCTTTGCCGACTGTCTGATGTTCGGCAGATAGGTTATTTGCATATTGTAATCTTGAGTAAATGCTCGGTAAGCGTGCAAAGTAGTTGCCCGTTTAGTTTAGCGTCGCGAATATACTCGCCATTTTCATCGTGTAGGTGGATAGATTTAATCAGTATGCCGTTTTCGGTTACTTCAACGTGGGCGATTCGTGCGTGTGTTGGTTTGCTCATAATAACTTTTCATTACCATCGCCCAACTTAATAAATCCCGAGTCTTTTGTAGATCCAGTGGCGCGGATAAAATCCACCTCCAACTTTGCCGAGTTTATAATTACCTGCCCAACGTCGGCCATTGCCTTCGCTGTTGCTATGTCAATATCGCCATCCTTTAGGCGTTCCAGTGTTTCAAATAGGTGATCGCGTAGATCATTAATTTTGTTGCGTGCCATTTTTTTCTAATTGGTTAATTTTTCTTGTGATACTTTTTTTAATGTGCAATACTTCCCGCAATTCCTCGGGCAAGTTTTTGATGTTGTTGCGCCTCATATGCTCGTGGCGGTCGATGAGCTCGAGATTGTCCAGCGCGATGTTGGTCTTGTTGCGGTCTTTAAATACCACAAAAAAACCTTTAGGAACTGGGCCGTTAATTGATTCCCACATCAATACGTGCACCAATTTAAACCCCTGGGCTGTTTTTTCAACCATGTACCCATCCCGGTAACTACGGTACCCTAACGGCTTTGTATTGTGTGGATTTTGCCCCTTTTTAAATTGAGTTTCAACTCCGCCCATCATTACGCCTTTAGTGCCTTTGTTCCAGCTTGTCATTCCCTTTTTAAATTGGGTTGCAGGGTGCCCTTTAAAATTGGCCTTGTAGTATTGATGCAAAAAGTCTGTGCTTTTGTTAACGCCAGTATTTTGCTGTTTGTGGTAGATCTGCGCAACTGAGCAACCGAATCGCTCGGCCAAATCCTTGGCCATTGTTGTAGGGTACAGCTGCACAAATTCTGCCGTTTCGGCCTCGGTCCATCTTTTCCGTTTCATTCTTTTATTGCATAAGTTACCTCGATCCCAAAAGCGTTATGCCCTAGCGTTGTTTCCTTAAACGCCTTTTTCATAACCTTCACCCACTGCGCTTCAGGCAAACTGATGCCCTGGATAAACTCCTGTATTTCGGTGCTGTTGTAGCTCTTATCTGTGTGCTCGATTTCAACTGTGATTACAAATGTTTTCATTTCTTCATACTTAAAATGTATCTCACGCCCGACTGGCTGTAACCCAACCGCTCGGAAATCTCCCTAATTGAATACTTTAGATCCTGCCGCATAATCAAAACGGCATACTGTTTCGGCGTGTAGCCGTTTAAATTTAGTCTCATAATTTTACTATAAAGTTTTTAACTGCGCCACCTTCGGCAAATTCTCTCTCTCTGCGATTGGTATAGCCCTGCGTGTAGCCTTTTGCATTCCAAAACCGCCTTAATTCCGAGTAGTTGGCATAATAAAGCACCCGCTCAATAAATGCCTGCTTGTAGTTCTTTCGGCTTTTTAGTTCCCATAAATCTGCTGGCGTTTTGGCAATCTCAAATAGATATCGCCCGTTGAGCTTTTCATAGGCCATCAATTCCAGACTGCCGCGCTCGGCCTTCTTTTCGGTAGCAAATGCCTCACCGCAAAACTCACAGAATCGAGCGGATGCGTAGAGCACAGCACCGCAACACGGGCAATCCTTAACAGGTGCAACGCCTTGGCCTTTCTTTTGCTCCATTCCAGCGAATGCCTTGCCCCAATCGCGTGCCTCCTGCCAGAATCCTAAGCGGTGCACATTCTCGCCAAAGTCGAGGATAGTGAAGGCCGATTTGTTGGCCGTCGGACGCGATCCACGCCCCACCATTTGAAGCCAAAGCGCTACGGATTTGGTAGCCCTGTTCACAACTACAACCTCAATATCTGGGCAATCAAAGCCAGTGGTAGCAATTCCGCAGTTAACGAGGATGCCGTTTGCCGATGCTGTGAACGCCTCCACCAATGCCACACGCTCGGCGCTTGGTTGTTTTGAGTGAACGCAATAGACGCGATCCGCTCCAACCTCTCGAGCAAATGAATCCGCCGTGTTTAGACTCGCCTCAATATTCACACAAAAAACAATCGCTTTCTTTTCCCTCCAACGCTTGCAATACTCACTCACAACTCCCTCATAAACTTTCGGGCGGTTGAAAGCGTCATCCAATCCCTGCGCTGTAAATTCGCCCATTCTGGTGGCAATCTTTGAAGTGTCCACTGGATGCATTGCGTAGGTAATTGGATTGCACAAATAGCCCTGCGCAATCAGTTCGCCAATCCCTACCGAGTTAATCAGTTTGCCATAACTTTGGGCCATTGGTGGCTTACTTACTGGCGTTGCAGTTGCTCCAATTACAAAGCCGTCAAATCCCTCCAGAATTTTGCGAAAATTGCCAATGTGAGCCTCATCAATCACGAGCAAATCGTAACTGCTTAAGTTTACCACCCCGCGCTTTATTTGATTGTTAAGCGTTTCCACCATAAGTATATCGCAGCGGTTTAATTTGCCCGCTTGGCTGAGCAGTTCGCGCCTGTGGGTTACAATTGCCACCCTTCGCCCCTTTTCCAACACCCTGCGCACAATCTCAGAAAATACAACCGTCTTGCCCGCTCCAGTGGGCAAACACAACACAACCCGCTTACTTTCTTTAAAAGCCCCGCGAATCTCATCAACAGCGCTAACTTGGTATGGCCTTAATTGCATATCGCGAGCAGCTCCTTTACTGTGTTGTAAATCTTTTGCACTCCTTTATCGTATTCCAAAAAATCCCTCATCCTGCTATAACTGTTAATCGCTGTCGAGTGATCACGCCCCAACCGTCTGCCAATCTCCGAATATCTCAGAGCGTAGTGCTGGCGCAGAATGTAAACCAACATATGCCGGGCATCCTTAATGTCGCCCTCCCTGGATGTTGAAAGCAACTGCGCAGGGGTTACATCGCAGGCAATGCAAACGGATTGCATAACCTTGGCGAAGTCATCCATCTTGCTGGTAAATTTCACCTGTGGGCGCAGCAGTTCGTTTTTCAACCTTACTACCTCGGCCTCATATTTGGATGTCATTTGCAGGATGCGCATTTGTAGCTCTTTATTCTCGCGTCTCGCTCTGCTGTATAGTTGTAAATAGTCTGTAATCATTTGGCTTTATTATTGAATGTCTTGATAGTTCGTACTGCTCGGCAACTTTGATATATTCCCTCATCTTGTCCCGCTCTTCGATGTTGGTAATCATAAAGCAGGCGTTGTAAATGTGCAGGGATATTGTTTGTTCTGGTAGGTCAATCATTGCCCCAACCCTTTCTTTTTCGCCCTATGCCTTGCTTTTCTAACTCTCGCCTGTTCCCTTCTGATTGACTCCTTTGCCTCCAGTGCAAACAATTTCTGCAACGCTGCTGCCAAATCATTCTCAGCAACTAGGCAACGCTTTGCACAATCCTGCCCGCGATCCTCCCACGTTTTTGCTTTGTCTTTTTCTGCTCTGGCTTCAGCTTGCAAATCAAGCAGTCGCGTGGATTGCTTAGCATATTGCAAAGTCTTTCTGTTTAATTCCTTTGCCAATCCGCGCACCTGAGCACGTGAGGCGTTGATGGCAAGCCCTAGCACGATCGTGCTGCCGGCTGTTGCTGCGGTTAAGATTTCAATTATCATTTTGAATTGTCGTTTTTTATTACAAGATTTAAAACATAAATCGAGGCCACGCAAAGCACAAAAGAAAAGCGAGCGTTCTCTGGCCACGTCAACGGGTTAAATTGCCCCGATACAAATACAAAGCCTGCATAAGTGATCAGCAGGGCCTGCGCAAAGCAGAGCATAGTGGTGCGGATGCTCATTTGTCGCCCCTCCCTCTGTACATTCTGCGTTGGTAAAGCATCTGTGTAAACTCGTCAAACTCGGGGCGAAATTCATCGCGCTCAAATTTGTACGGCTCGGCTTCAGGGGTTTCAATTCTGCGCTTTTTGTTGCGGCGGATTACGTGAGCGCAATAGGCCACCGCAATGGTAACAGGCGCTAAAATGATTGGGTAAATAATATCTAAACTCATAAATGTGGTGCTATGTGGTTGCAAATATAAACGCCTTTTCCACAAAACAAAACATTTTTGAAAAAAAAATGCCCCGAGCCGAAACCCGAGGCAGTTAGCACCACACTAACGGCGCAAATATACTCAAAGTTCTGCGAGTTTATCCTGCAATTTCCTCAACGTTTCTAAGCTCTTCGGCTCCTTTCTTGACCAGTGAGTTAAGACGCACCGATTCACGCCTGCAAGTGCGCAAAGTTTTGTTAGGGTTACGCCCTTTTGGATCGCCTTAATTTTTAAATCAGTTACTATATTTTTCTCCATTTGCTACAAATTTACAAAAAAAGCGATA